TTACCACCTTGGCGCCTTCGGTAGATAACGCGCCCTGGCCCACCTCAAACACGATGTCAGGAACGCCAGATGCCTCGTCAATCACAAAGAGAAGGTTCTCACTGTGGAACCCCTGCAAGGCTTCCGGCTGCTCCCGGCGGCTGGTGCGCGCCACTGCAAAGCTGTCGGGGACGCCAGCCAATTCGATCTTGTCGGATTTGATCTCCAACAGGCGCCGCATTCCCTCGGGTAGCTTGCGGTGCCATTTGCCAATCTCGGACCACAAGACATCGGATAACTGGTGCGCCGTGTTGGCGGTGCAGACGACCTTGGTTGGCAATCTGGTAAGCAACCACCACAACACCAGCCAGGACAAGAACGCTGTCTTGCCCACGCCATGGCCAGAGCGGATCGCCACACGGTCATTACTGGCGATGGCGCGCAAGGCGTCCGCCTGCCACTTCTGCGGGGTGGCGCCAAGCATGGATTCGACGAATAGAACTGGGTCCGTCGCCAACTGCTCGATAATCGCCGCCTGTTCGTCGGCAGTGGGGGCAGCGGGGGGTGGGGGTGCTATTGGGCCTGTGTCTTGGTACGCTGGGGGTGGGGCTTGGACGCCATTGGCCTCAGCTTCGGCAGCGGCTCGCGCCGCTGCCTCCGCTGCTAATCTAGCCCGCCGCTTGGGTCTGCCTGCCATGAGAGTTACAGCCTACCAAAATTTTTCATCGGGGGTAAAGGGACGTTTTGCCTTTTTGCCCCCACCCCACGGGGGGGTAAGTACATATATGCCACCGCCAGCCCGCCCCCGCCGCTTTTCGAAGGGGGGGTGGGGCCGGGGGTGCCAGTTTCGGGGCACTTGGCCTGAAACCGCATAAGGTCCATTATGTAAAATTACTTGCTAAGTATCTGATATGATTGCATTCTTGCGTTTGCGTGTATCGGCATTGTTTCCTAATTTTTTTACCTCGTTTCCCGGCTCAGGGTCAACGTCAATAATGCGCCGGGCTTCCCGCTCTTTCTGGCGCATTTTGTCATTGGCCAGCTTAAGCGCTTCAACGTAACTCTCCCCTACTTCTAGCGTATGCGTTGTTTTGTCCCCATAAATCCTGGGCGCTATCTTCCCGACAAGCCACCGCCTGGCATCGAATTTCAGGCGCGCAAGCTGCGCCTGTTCGGGGTCTATCGTTTTTTCAACATCCCGAACAGCCTTTTCAGCTATCGCATGGGCTTGTTGTTCACGGGCGCGCGCGTATGCTTGCTGCCATCGGCCATCTAATCGCGTCAATTCGCCATGCACCACATAGCTAGAAGGGAAGCCGTCCTTCCCATATAGGTCACAAAGCAATTCCCCATTACCGACACGGCGCAGTAATTCGGGAATGTATTTTTCGGGGTCATATTTGGGAGGATATGGCATAAGCCAAAGGATACCTAATCCAAGCCCATAAAAAAAGCCCGGCATGAAGCCGGGCCTATTTTGATGCCGATTCGGTCTAGATTCCGTCTCCCTCCCCAGGCTGACACCCTCCCACCATATCAAAGCTTTTGGCAAGCATAGCTTGCACCAAAGCCGGGAGATTCTTGCCTTTTGGCCATTTGGGCGGATCAATTCCGGCGATTCTAAGATTTAACGCCCAAAGCCGCCCGATTTCATAATTGGCCTGCCCTATCTGATCCGTAAATCGCCATGTGTCGAAAGCTTTGCCTGCCACCATATCCGAATAACCAATCTGCGCCGCAATTACCGCCGGATGTGCCGCTAGGCCGCGTTTTGGGGCGCCGCGTTTTAGGGTGTTGTTTTTCATGCCGCGCCCCTCACAACAAACCCGGATTGATCGCGCTTTGCTTTGCGCCCCTTTGGCAATAGACCGACAATCACGCCTTGAGGATCTAAATGGCGCAAATCGTGCTTATCCCCATCAATTACCGGCAAACCGTGCCAATATTGCGGGATACTTTCAAACACTACGGCCGCATTCAAACCCCTTCGCACTACTGCCAAAACATCGGCTTTATTCTTTTCAGTGTGCGATAGCGTCAAGTGATAGTTTTCAGGAAGCTTTCGCGTTAAGCGCGCCGCAATTTTGGTGTAATCCACAAATTGCAGCTTAGGGAAAGCTTCCATAAGATTAGAAAAGCGCTTGCCTTGCCTTTCGCAAGATATGCCTTCGAAGGCGATATCAGTGGAACCATTCATTCTCACGCAAAGCTTCAAGCCCATTCGCTGCGCTTTTTTCTCTGCCAATTCAATTGAATGCACCACATCGGCCATATAGTCCGCCCGGCTTTTCATAAACCGGCGCGCCTTGTCGATCCGGCTTTTCCGAACGGAATTTAAATCAGCTTCATTCGCCGCCATTCCAGCCTGGCCAGAAAACCACCCCAAGCAAAGCGCTTTGCAAGCTGCCGAAGCTTTTGGGCATAGGTTTCCCACCCCTGCTAGATCCGCTGGCGCCATGTAATGAATGGCATTCAGATAACCAAAGCCCTGTGCCTTTATGGCTTTCGCAGAATCGAAGCTGAAAATTCGGTTTTGCATGGTTTCCCCCTCCCTCAAAACACCAACAGCCAAACAAAAAACCCCAGAAAGAAAGCGCAAATCCCGAGATCATCTTTGAAAGCCATTGTCTTTTCCCTTTGCGATGCGCGCATGATCACGCGACACGACAAAGGTGAATAATCTTGACTAAAAATACAAGCACAAAAATGCGCTGATCAAATTTATTTTTTAGCCCGGCTTTTCGGGCTTTTTCTGGCATTGCGTTTGCATCTTTGGATTTTCCACAGTCTATGCCAAGCCCATGATCCGCAAGCGCATTTCCTGAAAATGTTCATATCGCATTTGGAAACTGATCGATCAGGTCAGACCGAAAGTGCCGTTTAGTTTTTTCGGCTCTCAATTCCCCTAAAATGCTCATACCGGATTTGGAAATCAATCGATCCGGTTGTACCAAAACTGCCCATTAGGATTTTAGAAGCCGTAATGGGTTTGGAGCCTTTCAAGCCCCTGCACCACCTGTCCAGCCGCCTTTGCCACCTCAATCCCCTTACACTCAGCCCAGCCCGTCACCGTGCCATGGCTAAGAACCGTCCAAGCCAGCGCAGGCATAGCAGTCGTTCCAACTGCCCTAGAAGCCCGTGCAAACGCCTCACGCGCCCCAAGCCTCCCAGCCTGCCCCGCATAATAATCATCCCGTAGCCGCTTTGCAGCGGCATACAGCGCCTCGCTAATCATACCCCTCGCCAGCATAGCGTCTGGCGCCCAATACCTATCGCTCACCAGCGTACAGCCTTCCTGAATATCCGGCCCGAAGTCTATGCGTGCTGCCTCGAAGTTCCGGCTCATGCTCAACATTAGATCGGGATTTCGTCCTCGATCAATTGCCCCCGTCTTACCACCTTCGCCTTCGGAAATGCAGCCTTGATCTCTGCGATAGGCGAAGCCCCTTTCAGAACCCTGCCCACCTCCTCCACCGTCCAAGCCTCCGCGTTCCACCCTTCGGCTTTAGCCCGCGCCAGGACAGCCTGTGCATGGGTGTCATCCTGACAGATGCAGATAGTCCCCCGTTCCGCCTCATCCGCCTGTACGGTCATCAGCGGCCCCGGAAGCGGTTCATACCCGCCAGCCCGAGCTTCCGCTTCCAGTGCCCGCCAGGCGCGCATCATCATAGCGTCCAGTTCCGCCATATCCTCACCCGCCATTGTCGCCTGCCGGTGCATATCCTCTGCCGCCTGAAACCGCTCCCTAGTCGCCGTGGACACCAGCAACGGAAGCCGATCAAATCCCCATTCTCTTTCCAGCCCCGCCACCAGCGTATCCAGTACCCCCGCCATCCGAGATCGCCAAACCCATTCGCCATTCGCCTCTGTCAGCGGGGCTAATATCTCTTCATTCGCCATTACTTCTTCCCCTGCTAGTTGTGGTGCTACAAGCGCCAAGTCCCTAGGTCAGCAGTGGATTATCTTACTCTGCGCGTGCAGTTGCTGTGCTTAAGCAACTGCGCGTGCAGATAATCCCCTGCCTAGGGACTTTTTGTTGCTGCACACAAAAAATGTGTCCAACTTGTGCAACAAAATGGTGTTTTCCAACACCAAGTTGCACACCCTCAAAACTCCTCAATAATGGGTTTTGGTGCAGCTAATTTTATCTGCGCTAGCCGCTCATGACACACGCTATAGTTGTCCCTTGGA